GAATTAAACGCACAACCAAGATTCGATTTCAATCAAATCACAGGCAGATTAAATATCAACACAGATTGGGGTAACCAAATTAAAATAGATGATACCGTTGTGGTTAAAGCATGGAAAGCATTAAATCCTTCTGACTATCCTAAAGTATACTCCAATTATTTTGTTAGAGAATATGCTTACCTATTGTTTAAGATGCAATGGGGAAACAATCTGAAAAAGTATGATGGTGTTGCTTTAATGGGAGGTGTAACACTCAATGGTCAAAAAATATACGACGAAGCAGTTGCCGAAATGGAGAAGTTAGAAGTTAGACTACAAAAAGAATTTCAAACGTCTATGGGTTATATTTGGATGGGATAATATATGACTATAAAAAGTTTCAAAGATTATCTAAAATCTAGATCTGTTACTTTTGTTGACATAGATGAAACTTTATTCAATACTTTTGCAAAAATCAAAGTTGTCAAAAATAACAAAACAATAAAAAGCCTAACAAATACAGAATTTAATACCTACGAATTGCAAGATGGCGAGTCTTTCGACTTCGGTGAATTTAGAAGTGCTGAGTTATTTCAAAAAACTTCAGTACCAATTTCCGTTACTATAGAATTATTAAATAAAATACAAAAGACCGCCAAATCTAGAAATTCTTCAATTTATTTATTGACAGCAAGATCAGATTTTGACAATAAAGAAAGATTTCTAAACACACTTAGAAAATACAAAATAGATGTTGGACATAATAGAGATAGTAAAATTCATGTAATCAGAGCAGGAAACATAAGTTCTGGCAAAGGATCTGCGATAAACAAAAAAATTGTGATCAAAAAAATTATTGAACAATCAAATTACAATTATGTCGTTTTGGTTGATGATGATGTTAGTAACTTAAATGCATTTTTATCCATATCAGATGAAATAGATAAAGACACGATAATCAGATCTGGCGGTTCAATCACACTTCATGCAGTGATGGTAGATCACGGCATAATGAAAAATTATAGAAACGTATCGGTCAGTTAAAATCTAATCTATAAATAACTAGGTACGTAAGGAGAATATTGTGCCAAGTAATCCATATTTCAGACAATTTAGGGTTCGTTCAGAACAAAATTTAGTAGACGATCTTATTAAAGAGGTCATACAGATACATGGCGTGGATTTGCTTTATCTGCCAAGAACTACACAAAAATTAGATTTAATATACGGTGAAGACATCTTATCTAAATTTGATGACTACTATGATTTGGAAATGTATTATAAGAGTCAAGCATTTGAAGGTGCACAGGAGCACATATCAAAGTTTGGTTTACAATTAGAACATAGAATAACTTTAGTAGTTTCAAAAACTAGATTCGATCAAGCAACTAATTATGAATTAGATACTCCTAAAGAAGGTGATTTAATTTTCGATCCTCCTACAAATTCACTATGGGAAATAAAATTTGTAAACAAATTTGAAAGATGGTTTCAATTAGGTGATTTGCCAATTTATGAACTAGAAGTTACTAAATTTGAATTTGGACAAGAACAATTCGATACTGGAATTGCTGAAATTGATCAGATTGAAACTGATTATTCTAGAACTTTATTATTAAAAGTTACTAACAGTGTTGGTAATTTTTTAGATAATGAAATCGTTTTTCAAGGAACTAGTTTAGCAAATTCAACCGCCAGTGGTGAAGTTGCACTTTGGGATTATACCAAGAATGAATTAAAATTAATCAATATAAAAGGAGTATTTGATACCGCCAATGGTATTATCACTGGCGCAACTAGCGGAACTACAAAAACATTGGATGGTACTCCAGATCAATTGGCAGATAATGATTTTGATCTCTCAAATAATAGAGGATTTGTCGATGAATCTCAAGGATATTTGGACTTTTCCGAATCGGATATTTTTGGGTTTTTGAAGAGCTAATAAAGGAACAAAAAAATGTTTAATAATGAATGGTTCTATCACAAATCTTTCAGAAAAGCTGTTACCGTTTTTGGTACACTATTCAGCAATATAACGGTAAAAAAAATTGATACTTCTGGAAATGAAGTTGAGAGATTTAAAGTTCCTATAGTTTATGGACCAAAAGAAAGTTGGGTTTATAGACAAGAACAAAATAATATGGTTGAACCAAACACTGTAGATTCAATTCAACCTAGAATGTCGTTTCAAATGACTTCAATGGTTTATGACACTACAAGAAAACTTTCTAAGATAGAAAAATACACAAAGGTAAAAGACAATCAAACTCTATTAAAACAATTTACCACAGTTCCATATAATATTAAAATCGATCTATACATACTGTCAAAGTTTGCCGATGAATGCAATCAAATTGTAGAACAAATCTTACCTTATTTTACTCCAGGTTTAACTGTACAATATTTGCCAATTCCTGAAATGAATTTCAGAGATGATATGCATATAGATTTGTCTGATGTTTCCTTTGAAGATCAGTGGACGGAAGATTTAGATGCAAAAAGAGATATAACCTGGACCTTATCTTTCAATGTGAAAATGAATTTTTATGGACCTATATCACAACAAGGAATTATACGAGAAGTTATTGTCAATACTCATACAAAATTGCCTGAAAATAATTTCGGAGAAATAGATCCTTCTAGTGAAAATTTGAAAAAGATTCCTAGAATACAGAGACACATACTCACGCCAGATCCAAACTCTGCCGGACCAAATGATGATTATGGTTATACTGAATCGAGTTTCGAGTTTAATGATGGTAAAAGATACGACCCAGAAACAGGAACTGACGTTGATATAGATGATTGAAGGAGTTAAATATGAATTATAAATCAGGCGTATCGCCGAAGGATAAAAACTTTTTTATGTCAAAAGAAAAAACGGAAGAAATAAAAAGCCTCACGGAAAAAGAGCAAATTGTTGAATATGATTCTGTCAGAAAAGATATAGCAAAGGCAGTAAATACAAACAGTGATGACTCTAAAAAATTAATGTTAAATGATTTTGAATATCTTCGTGGTCATATGATGACCGCTATAGAAGCAGGTCAAGAAGCTATTACGGATCTTTTGGAATTGGCTAGAAGTTCTCAACATCCAAGAGCATACGAAGTTTTGTCTTTGATGATAAAGACCATATTAGAAGGAAATAAACAACTAATAGAGGCACATAAAGATAAGAGAGAGATAGAAACGATGAAGGAACCGGAAGAGGCGAAGGCACAAACGGTAAATAATAATGTCTTTGTAGGAAGCACAACGGAGCTACATAAATTACTGAAACAATTAAAATCACAATAATATTATGTCACAAAGAAAAACAGTATACAAAGGTAATCCAAACCTCAAAGCGACCAATATTTCAATCGAGTTCACGACAGAACAGGTGGAAGAATACGTAAAGTGTTCTCAAGACCCTTTATATTTTATTGAAAATTACATTAAAATAGTAACTCTGGATGAAGACGAGCCAGAAAAATATATGAAACTTTATGATTTCCAAAAGGACATCATAAAAGTATACAATGAAAACCGATTTGCTATAGTTAAGTGCAGCCGTCAGATTGGTAAGAGTACCATCACTTGTGCATATGTTTTGTGGTCGATTCT